CATCTGCGAGGTCACCTTCAGGTACACCTGAAAGTCAGCCGATGCCTCGATGCCGACCTGCCCAGCGATGGAGTAGGACATGCACAGGGGATCAACGTTGAACTTGGACAGGATCGTGCTGACCCGGTCCCATGAACGGGGCGAGGGGCAGGCCGTCTGGTCGCGGTCGAACTTGTGCAGGTACTCAGGACGTGCGCGTAGGTAGCCGCACACACGCTCATCGCCACCGTTGCGCGACAGGTAGGCCACGACATCCTCAAGGTCAGCCTCGACGGGCAGGAACATGAGGCGGTCACGCAGGTGGGTCGGGATGGCACTGGTGCCAGCCTTGTCGGACAGTCGGTTGCCAGCGGCCACGATGGCCACGTTGTCGGGAAGCTGACGCTTGCCGATCCGGCGCTCGTTGGTGAGCTGTGCAAAGATGTTCTGCACTGCGGTGGTGGACTGCGGCAGCTCGTCCAGCGACAGCATGGTGGGGGTCGATCCGTCCGGCCACCAATCCGGCTTGCTGCGCTTCATCTCATCCGATCCCTCGACGGGCAGCGCCCATCCTGCCAGCTCTGCCGGATCGTACTGCGAGCCGATCAGGGTGACGACCTCGAGGCCGAGGCGGTCGGCCACCTGCTTGTGTCCCTCGGTCTTGCCAAGGCCCGGTGCGCCCTCCCAGTACGGGACGATCATGTCTGCGGCCCGCCACTTGCCGGACTGCATCGCACCAAGCTGGGCTTTGACTGCTTCACTGGTGATCTGGATAGCTTGCGAAATCTTCATGGTTGCCTCCTCAGGCGTTTAAAAAGTTCGATTGAACTTTGGCGATCACCCGCCAAAGAAATGCTCAAGGATCGCACCGAACACGATGATGACGATCAGGAAGACGATGGGGATGATGGCTGCGTCCATGTCAGTGCATCACCGGGGTGTGGTCACCCGCATCTATCGATGTGGCGGCAAGGCGAAGCATCAGGCTGATCTTGCTGTCGTTCAGCCCCTTCGTAGATGCGTATGTGATGAACGCGCTCAGCAGAAGCCCGATGGAAGCTGCCTTGTCGTGGCCGACGTAGCTGTCAACGATCAAGAGGATCGTAGCTGCCACCTCATCTGCTGTCATCTCGTCTGGCATCAGGTTCATCGCCTCGCCCACCATGATGCCTGTGTCTTTTTCGGTCATGCGTGAAACTCCTCTACGCCAAAGTCATCGCCGCCGATCACCGCGAAGGCGAAGGCGTCTGGGTGGTCGGACTTGAACCGCAGCGCGGCCTCGTCCTTGGTGGCGCATGAGTAGACCTCATACGCCATGCTCAGGTCCTCGCCCTGCCAGATGAACAGCCAGCGCATCACGCAGCCTCCCCTTCAATCTTGAGCAGCCCCTCACCGTAGATCAGGTGCGTCGGCAGAGGGTCTTCCTCGTACCGCGTGTGGCCGATGTAGTCGCCCTCACGGGCGTTGAGGTGCGGAGCCAGCCACTTGAGGAAGGCTTCGATCTCCCCCTCGTAGTTTTTCAGATCGCAGCGCACGAAAAGGTACCAGCGGTTGACGTAGTCGGCGTAGTCCATGCTGCTCTGGGAATACGGGAAGTGGTAGTGGCTGGCAAATCGCAGCATCCACGGGCAGCGCCCGCCGCCGAAGGGCGTGGTCTCAGGTGGTTCTCCGTCTCCCATGACCATCGCCCGCAGCAGGTCGATCACCTCCTGCGGAGTGCCATCCTTCAAGCCGCTACGCAGGTAAAGCTCTGTGTACATGCCCATGTTATGCATCCTCCCCGGTCGTCGGCCCTTGGTCCTTGGGCCACCCCATCTCACGCAAGCCAGCCACGACATACGGCACCAGCGCCGTCGATGCCTGCGCGGGCTTTCTGCTCTTGGGCAGCTCTTCCGGCAGGTACTTGTGCAGCTCCGGCTCGAGCAGCGTCTTGGCCTGCCTCAAGGTCCGGATACTAGCCAGCATGGAGAAGAGCTTGTCCTCCATCGAGCAGCGGACTCTCCACTGCGCTTCAGCGGCGCGAGCAAGTTTGTCCATCTGAGCCTTGACCTCCGCGACAAGCTTGCGGTCCTCTTCCCCGATGTTGTTGTGAGTGCGTTCGGCATACACACTATGGCCTCCATAATGCGCGACATTCGATGTCCTCTGCCAGAACATGCTGCAGGCGTGCAGGTGCCCCTCGAAGAACACCATGCGGGCCTGCAGCCAGCCCCGAAGGTCGGGGTTGTCATAGATCGCACGGACCTCTGCTGGCATTCTCTCGATAGCCTTGGCTTGCAGCAGGGCCTGAGCCTGCGCCGAGTAGTCGATCACAGGGATGTCGGCCATGATGGCGCGGACGATCCGGGCCTTGTAGCCTTTGTCTAGGTTCATCATGTGGCTCCTTCTGTTGCGCGGATGGCAGTGAACAGGCGCTGTCGCACCTCTGCCCGCTGCAAATAGAACATCAACTCTGACACGTCGGTGTAGTTTGGCCTGTCGCCGTGGTCGCTGTGGCTGATGTCGTTGTCGATGCATTCAAGCGCCACCTTGGCCTGAACGACAGTCAGGACGACCACAGGCTCGCTCTTCCATTCTTCCTTCTGCATGCTTCCCTCCTTGATTGGTGCATGGGATGGGGGCGGCATCACCGCCCCACACCGATGCATCACACGTCGAAAACATCGACTGTCGCTGTGGACTTTTCATCATCCGTCCCACCCCAGACGTGCCCTCTGATGGGGTCGTCATCGTGGGCAGTGATGGTCCATGCGCCGCTTGCAATCTTCAGTTGGGCAGCCTCAAAGGCCGCCCTCCTGTTCTCTGCCTCGACCTCCACCCCCATGGTGGCGACGGTCTCCCTCGCGAAGAGGACTTGGTACTTTGGCATTCCGGCCCCTCCCATCACAGGCTGTTGAACACCTCGTTGGCCATGTCGTTGGCCTTCTGTGCCTCGATCTCAGCCTGACGTGCTGCGTCTGATGCTGCCACCCGTGCAGCCTTCAGTTCGCGCAGCGCATCCTCGAAGCGGTCCCAGTCTTCTTGCTCGTACTTGCTGGGCTTGAACACGCCCTGCACACGGTTGCCGTCGTCGTCCTTGCGGCTGGTGAACTTGCCCACCAGAGCCTCGGCCATGGTCTGCATGGGGTCCTTGTCGGTCTCGCCCGACACCAGCTTGGCCAGCTTGTTCTCGCTGTCGATGTTCTCGCTGTCCAAGATCGCCTTCACCAGCGCAGGGGTGGCCTGCGTGGGGATGTCGAGGGTGCGGATCGCACCGACAGAGTTTTCAAGGTACCGCTTGGCGGTCGCCTCCTTGACGCCCGCATCCTCAATCAGGCCCTTGTACACCTGCTTGGCGATGGCGCGGGGCAGGTTGCCCTTTACCAGCTTCTGGCTGGACAGGCCTGCGATCAGTGCCGAATAGGCCCCGATCTTCTGGCCATTGGCTTCAACGGTGCGTTCTTTGGCCTCGCCCTTCAGGTTGGCGATAGAGGTCTCGCGGGTGGCGATCTCGGCGAACACGGTGTGGTCGATGGTGTTGGTCATGGTAGTCTCCTTGGGTTGGGGTCTCTTGTCTCTGCTGCGGACCGGGGCATGTGATGGCCACCCCGCAGGGTGGCGCACAGATGATCCTGTCACGGGTGTTCTTGCAGGCTCGGCGCCTCATCCATCAGGTCGTTGGATATGGCATCCAGTGCGCTGAACCGTGCGATGTGGATATTGCGGTCGGCCTGCCACGTCTCTTGGTTGCCTAGGTAGTCCCGCATGTGGGGGCTAAGCTCCTGCATGGCCTTCATGGCATCGCGCAGGGCGTTGTAGGCCTTGACGCGAACCATGATCAGTTCCTCGCGGCTGGTGCCGTTCAGGTTGGCGATGGGGTGCATGATGGGCATTATTTGATGATCCCTTTTTTGCGAAGCCGCGCTTCCAGCTGCAGCCTGTGTTGTCTCTGTCGTTCCAGCCCTCTGGACATGTCCAGAACGAGCCAAGCGTAGATGCCGATGAGGCCGGATAGTCCCAACCCCATCATGGCGAAAAGCAGCCATGCCATGTCGATCCTCAGAAGGGCAGGACGGGAAGGGAAACGGGCTTGGCCTGCCCGTACTGGGACAGTTCGACGGTGCGGGCGGCGTAGACGATTTTCGACATGATAGGTCTCCATTGGTTGATTGATTGCACTGGCACACAGGATGCCAGCCCATCCGGGCTGGTCACCAGTAGGTCAGTCGCAGGATGAATAGCGGGATGACTGCAGCATCCACACGTCGCCGGACTGCCACACCGTGTAGGTGTAGCCATACCCCGGCCCAAGAATTGCCTTGCTGCGCTGGCCCTCGGCCTCAGCCTCGGCCTGCGTTTTGAATACTTCCATCTTGCGGATCATGTCAGTACCCCAGCCACTGCAGGACATCCCGCGCAGCGTATTGCTGGCGGTCGCCCATGTCTTTGATGAAGGTGTCGATCTCGTCTTTCATGCCGTGGTCGATCAGTTCTTTGAAGGCGCGGTCACGGGTGATCATGACGCCCTCGGCGCTTTCGAAATAGGTCATGCTGCCACCTCATGTGCGCGGCGCTCAGCCTCTGCCATGGTGACGCCCTCGCGGATGGCGTAGGCCTCGATCAGGCCAGCGCAGCGCTCAGATGCACCGGGATAGGATGCGCGAAGGATGCGGGCGGCGTTCTGCAGGATCATGGTCGATGACATGTGGTTTCCTCTCGGTTGGTTGTTGTTCACTGGCACTCAGGATGCTGGCCCCGCAGGGCCAGACACCAGAGGGTCAGGCGGTGACGATCTCGGGTCGGTGATAGAGCGCCTCCCAGACGGGCACAGGATGGCGCAGCGGCGCGATGTCGGTGCAGCCCTTGCGGCCCTCGGGGAACAGGCGCAGCCACTCGGCCTCAGCCTCTTCCATGGTGGCGAACACCATGATGGCACCGTACTGCGCCCAGTATGCACCGCGCCGTGCCTGCGGCTGCAGCAGGTAGAGGTGGTAAGGGGTCACCGGGTCGCGACCGTTCCAGTCGCTGGTGGACATTGAGCGGATGACAAACATTGCATTCTCCTTGTGTTGGTTGGCCTTTTGGATGCCAGCCCCGCAGGGCTGGACACCAAAGGGTCATGCTGCTTTGCGCTTGGTCGCCACTGCCCGAACCGCAGCCTGTGCGGTGTCGAACATCAGGCGTTCTTCCGGGGACATGAAGATGAGGCGAGCGATGCTGACCTTGAACGGGTTGATCTCCATCATGCATCCCTGCCAGTAGGCTGCAGCCAGTGTGCCCATGGGTGGGCAGGTGGCCTTCAGGTGTCCCTTGCGTGGCCCGGTCTGGGCGACTGCAAGGCGGTGGGCTTCATTCACTTGTGCTTCACTGATCATGGTTTTCTCCTTGATTGAACCACCAGAACACCCGGCGGTGCCGGATGCTCAAATTGTTCAATTGAGTTTTTTGGGGGTCGCGCTGGGTTCTCTTGGCCCTGTTCCCGGTGCATCACTGCGGCGGTTGAGGTGTGCCGATAGCCAGCACGTTGCCCCCTGAATACAGGGTTGATGCCTCGGATGGAGCGTCTGGGCTTGGCGGTCGTCCGCGCTTACAGCTTGGGCCTATCGGCGGTGCCCAGAGAAACAGGGGGCGACGGAGCAAAGACAAAAGAGCGGCGGGGTCGAACCCCTCTGGGTCAATCGGTAACAGGTCACTGGGCACGGCCTATGTAAGCCCTTTTGTCAGACTGTGTGTCAATAGGGGTCAGAAGGCCTTTGGTGCCGATAAGGTGAAATAAGTGCCAATGGGTGCCTGTGTGTGACAATTAAAGCACAGATTGGTATTGCCTTGGTATTGCTCAGGTGTGGTGTTGGTATGGTCTGATGCCTCTTCCCAGCTGTTCGAAATGGGGTGATTTCAGGGGTGATTCGTGGGGTGATTCGTTTTGGGATTGTGCAGTGATATCAATAGGTTGGGTGCCATGTGATGCCGTGGTTAAAGCCCGCCCTTTTGTGTCCGGTTTCTGGCATCCCCGAGCGCAGCGACAGGCAGGTGCAATCGGTCCTGTGTGATGGTATCTTGCAGGGACAGATCACAGGCGTTGAAGGCCTGCACCAGATGAGGATCAGATGATGGATGAGACCACCGAAAACACCACGCCCGCCAAGGGTTCGCGCCCGTCCCGAGCGAAGCGACACCTAGCGGTCGTAGCAGGAACAGATACCGTGAAGACACCCAAGGCAAAGCCAACCAATGGAGGGAGTGTTGGAACATCCAAGGGTGAGACATCTACCGGGACAAGACGCAAGTCAGGGAAGAATCTGCTTCTGGGTCTCACGTCTAAGCAGGAAGCGTTTGCCGAGCATGTGGTGTCAGGTGAATCACTGTCGGCTGCATATCGGCTGGCCTATGATGCCAAGGGGATGTCAGATGAGGCTGTCAGGGTTGAGGCATCGCGGCTGTTCATGCACCCTAATGTTTCCCTGCGGGTAAAGTCGTTGAATGCTGAGAAAGAAGACCAACGGCGCATGTTGGCGGTCTCAGACGCAGAGGCGTCGATCAACACGCTGCGTGAGATGCTCAAGTCCGCTGACAGCTCATCAGCCAAGATCAGGGCCGCTGAGCTTCTGGGCAAGGCTGCTGGCATCTTCACTGACCGCATTGAGGTGAACGATACAACGGATCGCAGCACTGCTGACATCGAACGATCCATCGCTGACAGGCTGGCACGGCTTGGCATCGCAGGCTGATCACACTGGGTGCAGCGGCTCAGGCTGACTGCACCCGGGGAAACAGTACACCCCCCCCGGAAAACACCCCCCTACCCCCCTCATCGCCGTGCGCTGCGTACAGTGGCCGCTAGAGCGTCATGTCTGTTCCCGGCTAGGGTGACCTAGGCCAAGGGCTAGATGGCGCTGTACGGCCTGTCCCACGCAGTGTGGCGGTGTGTCGGGGTCCGGTGGTCGAGGGATGGACGGTATGGCGACCCCCACCTACCCCCAACCCCCCTGTCGCGATGGCCGCCGTCCCCACGCACATACATGTTGTTCCACTCAAACGATGACCACATTCCCCTCAAACACCCCTCCCCCACATTTTTCCCACAATATCAACGTGTTATACAAATAGGCACCCATATCTTGTTGATTTAATTGTGTTTTTCCACCCCACCCCCCTATATTTTTGTATGAAATGTCCTAAAAACGACATGAGTCTCCGAAAACACGGGGGTTAGACCCGTGAATCAGGGCATAAATGTCGCTTTTAGACTATGCTTCCCCATCACATGATGGTGAAGCCAGCGATAGTCCTAAGGTGTGGTGACAACCGGACAGACAAGACATCCCCCTACGGGGTGTGTCTCGTCCGTCCGGTTACTGGACTCCGATGTAGCTTGTGTAGGGTGTGTAGGGTTTTTGGACAAAAATTTGGACACGCAAAACATCCCCTATAGGGAAGTTTTTGTCCGGTGTTTGTCCGTGTCTGTCCGGGTGTCCGTTAGTGCTTGGAATTTATCAGCTCACAAAAGACCACGGGTAGGCCCGTGCTCATTTGCTCCCTGATAATTTCCAACCCAGCCCATGTGACAGAGGGCATTTCTTGGTGTAGGGTGGTGCCA